AGCAGCAACAGGCTCATACTCTTCGTCATCCACAGAAGGAACAGCAGTGCGCTGGGTGATACCAAGCACCATGTTCAGGCGACGCTCAAGATCCTCGTAGGACTTGAACTGGTCCTTGTTAGTGAATGCCTCAAGCGAATGCTCGGACTTCCAGATCGCTTCGAGTTCATCATCATCTGCACTGAGAGCAGAGACAGAATCAAACTCAGAAGAATCATAGTTCCAGTAACCTGCAACCTTCTTGATCTTCAGTTTGAAGTTAGCACCTTCCCAAAGATCAAAGACATTCACAGGGGTCTCGTCTTGGAACTCAGGTTGCATAGCAGCAAGGATCTTGTCATGGATCTTCTTGCCATACTTGTAGAGAAACACCTTACCCTCGTTCTCAGGGTGCTTAGGATCCTTCACGACATAGATGTTGCTGTAATACTGGAGCTTACGCTTCTGCTTACGAGCAGTCTCTTTGTCTTCATCACTACCGCTGTTCCAGAGAAGGCGGTTCACTTCACCAACGGGGTCCTTCTCGTTGAGAGTAGTAAGGGAGTTCTCGATGTACCAACCACCAGGACCTTGGAAGGCGTGGGAGTACAGTTTCGCCCAGGGGATAGTCTCACCTTCAGGGGCGGGGAGGAAACGGATAACAGCATACCCGTTACCAGAAGCGTCAACCTCTGGTTTCCAGAAACGGTCATCAACGTTCTTGCCGCTGGATGACTTTTCAAGTTCCTTCTGGAGGAAGTCAAAGTTGTTCTGGGATTTACGCTTCAGATCTGCAAAAGACATAGGATTTTCTCGGATTAGTTTGGATTTGGTCTGTGATGCCCTATCACTCAGTCATTATAACAGGCACAGCGTCGGGCGTCAATCCGCTGTGCCACTTTGGAGTTTGTCCTTCATGACTTGGACTTTCTCCAGCAGTTCGTCAAACATCTGCTCGACGGTGGTGCCTGGTGTGGCACCCAACATAATAATACCCTGCTTCATGGTCTCTAGGACAGAGACTGCTTCAGGATCGTCACTCAACTTAATACGGAAGTAGAAAGTTTTTTGCTTCTCGATCAGCAGTTCAAGTTTCTCAAAGTATTCCATCTTCTTCTCGTCATCGAGAAGAACAAAATTCATAGCAGATCTAAAGCAGAACTGCTGTAGTTCCATCATCTGTTGGATGTCACCTCGGACTAATTCTGATTGAAAGAAGCTCATACTAGCATCAACTTTGCACGACTGGTTTTCTTCATGAAGTTGAGTTGCTGTGCCTCGTAACGGAGTTTTTCCTTCAGAGGTTTGCTAATCAACTTCGATACACTATCTATTTCAATTTCATTCATCTCACAGTAGTGGATTACCGAATCAATATAATTCATATCGGGATTGTGCAATGCAATCTTCTCCACTTCCTGCGAGAATCTCGCAGCGGTCATAAACTTATCCTCTAATAATTGTTTTTTCTCCATATCGTTCCTGGTATTCGTGAATGTAACTCATTAGTTTCATGAAAAATTCTTTCTTAGGTGGAAGCACCTTAACTTGAGTCTCTCCGTTTTCACAAGCAACGATTGTTACGAGTTGTTTAACACTCAACCCGTATTGTTCCTGCAACATGCAAGCATATGCAGTCTCTTGAACGAAGTAATCGTATAAGTATTTCTCACGCTTGGGTTCTGCTGCTGTCTTAAAGTCAATGATAGACAACACACCGTCGAACTCAGCGATACAATCGACACGCCCTGCCATCTCCAAATGATTAGAGTAGAGCGCCGCTTCCTGTAAGTAAATATTATTTATGCGGTCTAAAATATCCCTAGAATGCTGGAACATTAGGACTGGAAGCGGAAACTTACTGAACTTCTTGAGGTCCAGTTCATTGTTGAGGTAATCTTCTACGATAGAGTGATACTTAGTTCCTCTACTGGTAGAGCGAGAAGAAATATTGTTTGCTTTCTCCTCACCCACACGAGCTCGCCACCTTGCGATGCCCGCCATCTTTTCTTTGTTGTTGCTAATCACAGTGGTGACAGATGGAAACTTACTGCCTTCTGGAGTGAGGTAAACACGTTTGCCATCCACCATCTCAGCAGACATTTCAATAGGATCTAGTCCCACATGATTAAACAACTTCATAGACCCAGATTGATTTTGTTGATGATATAAGATTTGACTAGACCAGAGCGGACAATATCTTCAATGCCAAACTCAATGAGTGAAAACTCATCCATGTTCTGCAAGATACGTTGGAAGTCTAGGATACCTGAACGCTCACTGATCTTTTGAAGGTCAGTCTGTGCTGCGTCTCCACAGAATACAATTTTACTATCTTGACCGACACGAGTAATGATTGAATCAAGTTCGTGGAAGTTTAAGTTCTGGCACTCATCAATAATAACGATACAGTTGTCAAGAGTGGTGCCACGAATGAAACTAGTAGACCAGAACGAAATAGTTTCCTGTGCCTTGAGATTATCATAGAGCATCTCAAAACTATTGTCATCAGGCATCTCAAACATGGATTGAACCATGTTCTTATATGGTATCTGATAGAGAGAAGACTTATCCTCATGGTCGCCAGGAAGGAAACCGATTTCTCTAGTTGCTACAAGAGAACGGACGATATAAACCTTCTCGTATGGGCTATATTCATTCAAGACATCTTTGAGTGCCTTATAGAGAGCAACAAATGTTTTACCAGTTCCTGCTACACCATAGGCATAGATCATTTGTCCTTTGTCCCACTCATCAAACATCACCTTCTGATTTTCAGTAAGTGGTTCAACGGGAATCATGTATGCCTCGTCAATAGGCTTGCGACGCTTACGTTGCTTAGCACTCATACCTTGTCCTGGTGCTTTCTGTTGAGTCTTCTTACGTACTGGCATATCAGTTATACTTTTGGGTAATACTATCGTTTGTTGGTGCTTTTGGAGCAATCTTATTCTTCATGATGTCATAGAACCCAGGATGAGTCTTCTTCATCTTGGAATACATGTCACCAACCTCACCAGATCCAGGACAAGTAGATGGATCGCTCCAATCTCTAGTCCAATCTGGATTGTCTGTCTTCCATTGCTCCCAGTCATGGACGCTAATCACGACCTCTTTCTGTTCGCCAGTCTTAGTATTGATTACAGGATATGTTGCCAAAATTTTCACGTCCTAAATTATGTGCTTATAACCCGATGCTTTATTGTTTCTAATTTGAGAAACTAAAGACGGGGTAATGTTGTATTTATTAGCAAGTATAACACCTTTTTCTTTACTTGCTCTAATTTCTCTAACTTGATCTTCTGTCAATTTTCTTTTGGTTTCCGCCATCCGTGCTATCGCTTCTGGACTACAACATACTTTTCCTTTGAGAGATTTACTCCTATTTCTTTTATGTTCTTCAGTTTGTTTTCTGCCTTTTAATTTAGTTCCTGGATGTGATTTATTTTTTATAAGATTTTTCATTTTAGCATAACCAATTTTAGATTTTATGCTTTGAATTTCTTCTTTTCCTATTTGTCCAGAGAGACATTTCCAGGCAAGATAATCTCTTTCATCTTTTTTTCTAGTCCATTCAGCATAATGCCACATAGCATGTTGTGTTGTGGATAAATCTACAAGATTTTCTTGGAGATTAGTTCCACCTTCATATCTTGGTATTATGTGATGCTTGTGTTTCATTTATTCTATCCTGCTATTAAATATTTATAACAGGATAGTTTTTATTTAGACCCACTCCAATGCTTCGGCACAAATAGGGAATTGTTCAGCGAAGATTTCCTTACACTGAGCAGCAATGTCCATGTGTTCCTTCTGGGTTCCATGGGCACTGCGTAGATCTATATAGTGCATCCAAGAACGCACAGATCCTGACATGTAGATGCGAGTAGGAGTTGCCAAAGGAAGAACAAAACGAGCACATTCCTTGGCAATACCCATCTCTAGCATGTGCTTGTAGATGTCCATGCCACTCTGGAAGTGTCGCTTGATGGTGATCTCAAGTTCCTGCTTGGTGAAAGCATCAACATCATCAATACTATTCTGACGATTCTTTGTATCCTGACGGCGAAGATCAAACAAAGGGATCTCATCTGCCAGCATAGAACTATCAGCATACCGCTGGGAAAACTCTTGAAATGTGAACGAACGGTGGCGCAGAATTTGAGCTGCGATGCCACGGTTCGTTTCAATCTCAAGCGTCATGAATGCTTGCTCAAACACAGACCAGTGGTTGTGCTTGATGCAATACCTCAGAAGACCAGCAACGTTAGGATTCTCCTGATTGTTCGGGTTGCTGACTCTCGCCACGTACCCCATCGTCTTCTCCGCTTCGGGAGTCACTTGTACCAGGCGCACTGACCCATGTTGTTGCTTCATTCTTAAATCCTTTACTAAGTCGTTCACGTTTTGCTGCTAGATCTTTCTTGGCAGTATGAAGTGCCTTCTTCATGTACCAGATCTCTTCATTAGTATACAGCATCGGGTTCTTTTCCGCAAGCTTGATTGCTTTCTTTGCTGCTTTGATTGTATCCTTGTATCTCATTAAAGATTTACCTCCTGTAAGTATTGGAGGAATGCCTCTTCAGCACCCTCTGTAGTTTGATTGCCTTGGGATACCCAATCGTGGCAGAACTCGTACAGGTGCTTGGTAGTTTTCAATTTGAAATACTTTTTCAACTTGAGGAATACTTCTGCGCGAAGAACCATGCGTTCCTCACTGTATCTCCAGTCAGTCTGGGTATCCATCATCGTCTCCGTCATTGTAATTGAATCCAAATTGCGGACCACCTTGCTGCAATTGAATCTTGTAAGCAT